CTGACAGGCTGATTTTCGGAGCCTGAACAGTCAGCAATTCTGGCATGTGATTGTCAACAGCCCACAACCGCACTTCATCTTCATCAAGAAGCCTTACTGCTTCTGACTTTCGGAAGCTGACCGCACATTTTGCTGTGCTGAACTTCTCACCAGCCAGCGCGTTTGCCAAGTAATTCTTCAAGCCCTCAATCTTGCGTTCTGCCGCCTTTCTGCGTACCATAAAGGCTTCCATTTCAGCCTTGTAAGCTTCCACATCACTTTCCAGATTCTTAATCCACAGCGCCACGCTTTCCAGCTTTGCTGTGCGTTCCATCTGCAAAGCGTCAAGCATTGCAGCATCAATCACTTCTCCTGTTTCCATGTCCACACAGGCAAGCATGGCCTGTTCGATTTCATACAGACTGGGCATTGTTCAAAGTCTCCTTTCCTTGTCTCATGGCCTTCAGCAGTATGGCTTTCCCTTTGATACTCACAATCTCGTTTTCATACGATTCAAGCTGTTTGAACAGTTCCTGGAAACCATCAGCATAAACCGTTTTGACTTCGCCATTTTTCATGGCTACATTGGCTGTTACCATGTTCATCATCCTTTTCGTAAGTTGCAGCAGTCTTCTTTGTTGAAGTTCACACATTCACGCCAGTATTCGTAATGTTCTGTTACATCCTCACAGACGGATACTTCATCAAATCCGGTAATCTTCGCCAGGGCTTCAATCTTCTTGTCCAATGGAAGATGCTGATACCCGGCATGCTTCACTGTGTATGCGTTGTAATCCAGCGGAAGCCAGGATTTGATCCAGTGGTTTACACGCAGGAATTCAACAATGATCTTGTTGCACCTGATGCTGTTCAGCCTTTCGAAATCCACAAACTGTGGTACATACGGGGAAAGCCTTACAGCTACGTCAAAACCATTGGCATACAGCGTTTCAATAGCCTTGATCCTTCGTTCAGTGCTGGCCGCTTTTTCACAGGGAATCCATGTTGTACTGACTTGAATATGTGCAAGGTCTTTGTCCAGAATGTTCATGTATTCACAAACAAGGTCAGATTTGGTTACAATCAGGTATCCAATGCCGTACTTGTTCAGCAGTTCGATGGTTTCTGCTGTTACCTGCTCCCGTTCTTCCATAGGCTGAAAGCAATCTGTCATCCCGCCCAACCGGACAATGGTTCCTGGCTGGATCTTCTCAATCCGCTTTTCAATCTTGTCGATGTCAGCCACAGAAGGTTCTTTTGCATCCCAAAGGTTTCTGAAGCTCAGAAGCGATTTGGCGTAGCAATAGCTGCAATCGTGCTGGCATCCGCAGCCGTATGTATCAAGCCTTGTGTTGTAGCGGCATTTGTTGCCTTCGTTACCAGTGACCTGCTTGTAAAAGCTCTTGAACTCCTTCATTTTCTTGACCTCCTTGTATTTTCTTGAGGTCATGAAAATGGTCTATCATTCCGGTTACTTCAAATACTTCCCGCACACCCAGCCAAGCGTGTTATGTGATCCGTTGTTTTTGGCTACAAGCGCCCAGCCATCATGCCAGCCAAGAACAATCACTGTTTCAGTATTTTCCAGCAGATAGATGGCTGTGGAATCAATGTTCGGCTCTTTCCGAACATTCAGTCCACCGCTGGCTTGTACGCTCATCACTGTGAACGGTTCAGCCTGGGAATGCGTTACTATCGCGCACATACCTGCGATCACTGCCAGCGCGAACAGCAGTTTGATTGCGAAAAGTGCCTTGTCATTCATACGCATATACCTCTTTCATCCTTTAAGACTGATACGGATTACTTGATGTTGATGATCTTTTGCAATCCTCGCATGGCACCCGCTGCATCACCAGCCAGGATTTGACCGCGCAGCGTCTTGTACTGCTGCTTTGTCAGCTTGCCATTGCATGCTTTCAGGTGCATCAGCGCTTGAATGTCTACTTGATTGCCTTTCATTCCACCACAACTTCCTTTTTGAAGTGCATGTCCATACATTCAGCGCAGATGACTTCATCATTGATTTCGTAGTAGAAATCATCCATTACAGGCCTGTCACAGTAGCAGCACACAGGCACTTCTTTTTCAAGCCTGGCAAGCTCTGCGTCATACGCTGCCGCATCTGCAATGGGATCATCCGTGTACCGAAACATTTCATCGTCCCTCCCTTGCTCGTTTCTGTTCCTCACAGAAGCTGCAAACCACAATCACAGCGCCGGAAAGGATCATTCCAAGAATGGAAGCAGCCGAAAGGCTTTCAATGGTACACAGGGAAAGCACAAACACCACCACCGCTACCGACAGGATCAAATCATTTACCTTCATCTTTTGCCTACCTCCTTCAAAAGCGCTTCAGCAGCCTTGCGTACCGCCTTCATTCGTCTTTCGTTCTCTTCATCGCTAATGTCAGGAATATGCACCCTGACAATCATGTTCGGATACTCAAAAACCCTGACTTCTGAATACACGTCCTGACACTTTTTCATGTGATCCACTCCTTTCTAAAAGCTATGCGGAATGGGATTGTCCCAATTTTCAGATTTCTTCTTCTTCAGCAATGGCGATCATCGCTTCGATGTTCTCAGGCGTGATTCCAGCCTTGGCAAGCTCCCTGCCCCGCTTTTCCAAATTGCGAAGCTGATACAGGCATTGGCGGCGCTTATACTTCAGCCGCGCTTCTTTCCGGGCCAGCCTCACATAATCGCTTTGCTGAAGTTTTGCGATTTCCAGTTCAACCGCTTCATCGGTCATCCACTTGGTTGACATGGTGATAATCTCCTTATTGAAAATTCTGTCTTTTCACGCTATCATTTCGGTGTGTTCCCCAACACAGTTGAAATGAAGGATGATTTGTATGAATGGTATCTACCTCACAAGCCGTGAAAAACGGCTGCTGTTTGTCCTGCGCTTCTGTAAGAAGATCAAGCCGAAGTTTGACGTGTCGCACTTGGTTTCAACTGGCCTGATCCGTCCTAATTCTTCTGGTGAACTTAACAGCATCGGTGAAGCCTTGGAGGATGGTACTTACAGCCTTACGGATTCAGGAACAAGATGGTTCATCCAGACGAAAGAAAAATTCTTTGTTAAGAAACTCCCTGTTGTCTTGTCTCTGATAGCCTTGGTCAAGTCTTTCTGGCCTGAAATCAAGAACATGTTCAAATGGATCATTGAAACAGTAGGTAAATCAGGTATCTAATTTCGTTTTTAAACGCCGAGAAAAGCGCCAAGATTGACAGAATCAACGGAAGATATTTTTTCATGCTCAACCCCGTTTCTAAGAAAGGAAGCCTCCTTATTGCTCAAGAAATCACATAACAGTCCAAAAACTCACTCATCTGCGCGAAGCGCATCTGATAGAAGAAGAACACTTTGTCCTCAAGCTCCTGAGTGGTGAAGTCGCGGCCAAACGGCTGATAATCGCCATTGATGCAGATTGCCTTCGGATCAGTATCAAGGATTTCTTTCATCATCAAAGTGGCTTCAGGCTCGAAGGTGTAACCATCTTCATAGCTGCCGTCATCGTAATAGAAAGCGTGAGCATCCCAGCTCCTGCCGTTCTTCCAGATTGCAACCCATGCAATACCATCCGTGATTTCATCTCTGTACTTCCGAACAAGCTATCTCAAACTCGCCATGGGGAAACCTCCTTTGTTGTACTTAAAGTACAATCAATGCTTAAAAAAAATCAGGTCATTCACCGTACATCCGTACAGTTCAGCCATTTTCTTCGACATTTCAATATCAGGCTTGGTTTTATAATTCTCATAACTCGAAAGAGTATTTTTGTGGATTTCCAAGGCCTTTGCCGCCTGTAACAAGGTCATATCAGCATTTACTCTTGCCGCTTTAAGTGTAATTGCCATTCGCTCCCCTCCTTTCATTGTATTGTACTTTAAGTACAAACTCATAATATACTACTAAAGTCCTATTTGTCAATACCTAAAGTACATTTTTTTGTTCTTTTTTCTTGATTTATTGTGCTTTGGGTGTATAATATAGGAAAGAAGGGAGGTGCAACATGGAAAACAAAAACATATTCGCAAGCAACCTTCAAAAATACATGAATTTGAATAAAGTCTCACGGCGGGATTTAAGCAAGGCCTTGGATGTAAGTTACTACACCATTACTTCTTGGGTAAACGGAAGCAAATACCCGCGCATGGATAAGGTAGAAATGCTTGCAGATTACTTCGGCATTTTGAAATCGGATCTGATTGAGGAAAAAACGGAGGAAAGGCGGGAAATGCAAAAAAACAATGATATCCTATCGAATATCATTGTGCGTTTGAGAACGGATGAAACTTTTTTCTCTGCTGTAGAAGCATTGTATGAACTTGACCCGGAAAAGCTATCAAGCGTTTCGACTCTTTTGAAGTAATTGCAGAATCAAATCCAGCAAAGCAATATCGCTTGTTTTGTATACAGCCTTTGTAATGGCAGAGATATATTCTTCCTTTTCATTGGCTGGTTCATCAAGCAATGTTGCCAACCTCGGAAGATGTCGAAGAAGTTTTTCTGCCTGTTCTGGTTTCAGGTTGCGTATGTACGTCATTAGTTGGTCGATTGCGCTCATTATGTATGGTTCTCCTTTCAGTAATAGGACAACATTCGTATTGTTTATAATTGCCTGAAAAATAGTGTAAACTATGGCAACTATTAGCGCAATGGAAAGTGTAACCATGAGTACCATTAAGAATGTGGGAGCGCCGCAGCACCACCATTAGCACTCCCACACCCCGGAATGACAGGCCATTTCTGACCCATTGAAAGCCTATCATTCTGGATGGAAAACAACAATACACACGGTTAAAGCATTGATTTTTCATGGCTCAAAAATCTGCTTTTCCCGAAAAGCACCGCCGCTTTACTTTGAAATTAACTGCTTATCCTGAAAGAATGAGGTCGAAACATGTATACAAAATGCGTCACATGTCCCAAATTGGGCAACTCATGCGATGGCCCCCGCTATGTATCTATGACGGCTCAGGAGCTTATAAGCTGGTGTACAGCCAGAAAGAAGCATCTCGGCCTTTCCAACCAGAAAATAGCGGATATGGCGAACATGGCAAAGGGAACCGTGGATGGAATCTTCGCCGCCAGCCATACCGATTTCAAATATGAAACCATCCGGCCTATCATCCGCGTGCTGCTTGGCCGTGA